ATTCCAGTTCCTCCTGTCAGTGCTACTGTTTGGTCAGGTGCACTATTTGTGATTGTGAGAGTGCCCCCTGCGTCGTCATAGCTTTTTGATATACCTGTACCTGCTTGTAATAATGTGTTTACCTGATCGTCTACTCTCTCGCCTGTGTAATATAAATTACTTCCTTCTGCTATGTTAGATGTTGTCAAACTTATGTTTGCAGTACCATCAAACGATACACCAGATATTGTTCTTGCCGTCTGTAATGCAGTCGCAGTAGCCGCATTTCCTGTTGTTGATCCTGAACTACCGCTTACATTTCCAGTAACATTACCTGTAACGTTACCTGTTAAATCTCCTGTTACATTACCAGTTATAGTCCCTGAGGCAGAAATAGTTCCGACTGAAATATTTGGTGTACCTGTTAAATTTGATGCTAAACTTGCAGTACCAGTTACATTACCTGTCAAAGGTCCACTAAAAGCATTTGCAGTTACCGTACCAGTCGCTGTTAAATCTCCTCCTGTATTTAATGAAATACCTGCTGTATTACCTGCACCATCACTTATGCTTTGTAAAGCTGCAGCTAAAGTTCCATTATCACCAACTTTTAAAAGACTGGTATAAGTACTACTTATTGAATTGCCTGTTAGTGTTGCCATTTTTTATTTTTTTTATATACTTTTTTAATTTTGTTATGTTACTCTCTTTTACTTTATATCTTTTTCTCATAATACCCAACCGTTAAATAAACTGTCTTTGTCTGGATACACATCATCATTTACATTCTGATTGTACTCTGGAAAATTATTAGAGTTAAAATTTAAATGATCTATCATTCTTCTTATATAATACTCTGCAAATTCTCTTTCTTTATTTACTAAATAGTCTACCTCATTCTTAGTTACACTTTCTGCGTTTTCGCTTATGTGTTTAAATACTCCTGCATTTTTTACTTGATATGCAGCAAATGGTAAATAATCCATCATAGCAAAATGTATAAGTGCAGGTTGTATGTAGTTGTTTACGAGGTTTAGATAATTAGGGTTTGCTAATGCTGTAAGTGTACCTGCATTAATAAACTCTATAATTTTGTCATATAATTTTGTGCCTAAGAAATTCTGTATATGTATCTCTTGTGCAATTTTGATATATGGTAATAGTTTATCTACATCAACATTACCGTCTAATATTGTGTGTTTTTTTAGTGTGCTTACTTTTATAAATAATACTTGTGCCATCTTCTTATGCTAAAAATCCATTGTTATCCATATCTACAGGTCTCTTTGCAACATCTCTGTCATTTGTCTCAGGTCTAAAACCTTCTTTTCTTGCTTCATTAACACTAATCTCTGATCTAGGGTTTTTTGCATCAGGTGTTACTGTTTTTGACCTATATACTTTTCTCATCCAAAAATGATGACAATTACCACCACCTTTATAAAGCCATACATCATAAGTATTAGCACCTCTTGGTCCCCAACCAGGATTTACTGACTTACTACTCATAGCCATAATATCTTCTTTTCTATATATTTTTTTTGCAGCAATCATTTTACTACAAAAATCACGAGTTACACTTTTACCGTCTCGTATAGTTTCTTTTAAGGGAGCGTACTGATACCTAACTTTATAGCGAAACCCATCTTTGTTTTCTCCATCTTGTTCGCTTTTAGCATTTGGCTTTGCACTTCCTGTTGATGCTAACTCTATTTTACTATTCAACTCTTCGTCTTTCTCATAATCAACTGGTGCCTCTTCAATTAGCTCCCACTCCTCTAAGTCCTCATCTTCCCCCATCTTCAATAACTCATTAGTAAAATCTTCGCTGAGTTCTACTTCTGCACTAAGGTCTACACCTGTTTCTTCCTCTCTAGTTTCTTCATCAACGACATTGTTTCCAAGATCTGTAAACTCTAAAGGTTGTAGTGTAGTAAAGTAAAGGTTTAGAGAAATATTGTTGTAAGCTAGTATTTGTTCAAAAGCATCAATTAGATATTCTTGTTGAACTCTAATTACCATATTGTCAAATAAAATACTCGCTTGTTTTAATTCATCCGCATTGTTACCAAGACCGCTGTTGTCCTTGATACCAAGCAACATAGGAGAAACAACTCTATGACCTACCATAATTTTTTTAGTTGCCTCGTCTGATAAAAATTGATATTGATTATGTGCGTCAGATAATTGCACTGCATCTATTGTAGCTGCACTTTCTGAATTATCGTTAAACGCTAAAATAAATTTACCTGCATTAGAACTACCGCTATACTTTTCATATATTCTTCTTTCTATTAAATCTCTTTGTTCTTCATCAGGCGTACCATTGTTAAAATTAATAAGCATACTCGGTGCCATTCCGCTTTGTATGTTATTAATGTGATAATTAGCTACCTCTGCCTCTAGTTCACAGTAAGGTAATGCCCCCATATAACAAGGTGGTGCATAATAAAAATAACCTGCCTTATATGGCTTTATAACTAATATTTCGTTTGCTTCATTTTGTGTTGTACCAAATGCTGCTATTCTTTTAGCAGTTGATCTATTATTGTACTTTGACCAATCGTGAAAATAGTAATAACCTTTTATCTCACCTTTGTCATTTGCTTTTTCAGCTCTTAGTGTTTGTATTGGAAAGTGTTCTACTTTTACTATTTGTGATCTATCTACATTATAAATAATTTGCATAGCAGCTTGTCCTAATAAATAAAAGTCACTACACACTTTTTTTACATCATCTTTTTTAAATAGAGTAACCATCTTTGCATACTCCTCAGGTTTCCTATCGCTGTTTGTTGCGTTAAGTCCTTTACCATATATCATTTCAGTAACACCATTTATAATTGCATTATTAGTTGGACTGCCCTGATATTGATCTATTAGGTATTGATAGTAATTATTATCTTCACCATATGCAACAAATTCTTTATTTTTTTCCTCTGTCACTTTAGGTGCTACATAACTACTTAAATTTACTATATTAATATTACTCATTAGTCTATTATTGTGTACTCATCATCTGGGTAACTTGTTGTTTCTGTGTATTCTCCACTGTTAATAGTATAATAACTATTTGTAGCTTGATTTATAGTTTGGTCTGTACAAAATATTTTATCTAGGTAAATAGTTTCTAAAGACGAAAACACGCTTTCCCAATTATCGGTTGTTAGTTGCCATTGTGTTGTTACTTGATTCCAATTTGCACCAATGCCTTCTTCTAATTTTAAATCATAAAATCTACCCTCTTTTAAATTATATGCGTGTGTAAAACTTGCTTTGTCGTTTGATTTTGTAAATGTTACTGTTTGTGTAACTGTTGATGTATTTGTGCTTGTATCTCTTACAGTCAGCGTAACTGTTGAGGGATATGATCTAGGAACTACCGTAAGAGTTTGGTTTGCACCACCTGTTTGTAAAATCTTCATACTTATATAATAATAAAATTACACTTTTTTATATAAAAAAAGGGGAGCACTTCACTCCCCTTTATTATTACAATTAAAAAAAACTATTAAGCAGGATCTATTTGAGTACCACTCGCTGCTCCTGTAACTACACTTGCTGTCACAAATAATGGTGGTATTGCTTCAATAGCTTGGAAAGTTAGTGTAAAACCACTTAACTCACCAAAATTAGCACCACTCACTACTGTACCTGCAGTTACCTCTGCTCCTTGCTCTTTTCCAACCAAAAAATAGTTAGGTGTTTGGTTGTTATCTTTAACAAATATATGAGGTCTTGCTTTTGCAATTAATTTTAATTCCTCAGCAGTTGCCTTATCTAAATGTGTTAATGTAATTTCTAAAGTCGTTTCATAGTGTGTTGTACCTGTATCCCTTGACGAAATAACATTTGTTGTTAAAGAACTTGTTGCACCTTTTAAGTCATACTGAAATAAAGTTGGCGAACCACTTATTGCAGTCACTTCACCACCTGTAGTGGTTAAATTACCTAGTGTACCGTAATCACCAAAGAATACAGCGGATAATCCACCTACGGATTCTTTACAAGGTAATTTTCTTCCTGTTGTTAATGCACAAGCCATATTTTTAAATTTTTAAGTTAAACATTAAGAATATAGTACAATATCTGAACCTATTCCGTGTTGGATACCTGCAGTAAATCTCATAATAACTCTCACGTTTTGAGAACCATCAATATCTGCCATATCAATTACTTTGACTTCATTCTGATCGCTTAGTAATCCAGTTCCAAAAAACAGGTTACCTCTTTCAGCTGCAATCATTGTATCACTTGCTAAACCTGGAGCGTGTACTAATTCTACACCATCAAAAGATACAGCGTTACCCATATTGTACCACTGGTTACCTTCGTTGTTTGTACCTGCTGCTCCTAGTCCGTTAGCACCAAAGCCACCTAAAGATCTAATATAGTTTCTTAGGATGTTGCTTGGTACATAGATAACTAAATCTTCTGCACCATATACTGCAGATGGAATAGCGTCCATAACTTTACCAAGTTCTGCTGCTACGTTTGAACTCGTAGATGCTTGACCTGCTACATCAACTACATCAGCGTCTGCTAGTAGTGTAGTTTTGAAACCATCAAACTCTCCTGCATTTGCATTAGTTCCGTTCCATATGTTTTGTTCCATTTTTTGAGCTACTTTATCTGCTACGTGAGCAATTAAAAAGTCGCTAAATTGTGGTGGTAAATTATCATAAGCAGAGAATCCCATTTGTACTGCCTCCCAGTCACTTCTAAAGTCAGCCTTACATAGTTGTAAGTTTACCTGAAACTCTTCTGGTTGTAAAATTCTCTCAGTTAAAGTTAAAGTTGATGTTGGATCAAAGTCACAAGATGCATCTTTTACAATAGCGTTTGTAGAAACTTTTTTCATTACTTGCTTAAACTTAACGTTAGGAACAACAGTTATGTTTCCTGCTGCTAATGTTTTACCACTTAATAATGCAGCTGAGATATACTTCCCTGCAAACTCCCCTGCATAAGTTGTTGTTAAATTATTAGTTGTTGCCATTTTCTAAATTATTATTATTATTATTATAGTTCCCCTACTGTTATAGATGAAGCTGCGTTACCGTTTCCAAATAAGAAAAAGCTAGTACCATCGCTAGATATTTCAATAAAATCTCCAATGCTTTCAGCACCATCTTCAAAAGTTACTCTATCAGTTGCATCAGATTCAACGATTGCTCCATTTACAATTACACCACCATTTAGAGTATCTCTATTATCTGCTGGAGTTTGTACAACACAATCAGTACTAAATGCTGCTGCTACGATAAACTTAACTGAAAAACCTGCGTGAGGAGCAGGTAAAGTTACAGTATAACCTGTACCACTTATTAAATATGTTTTCCCTGAATCTGCTGCTGTTAATGTTGTTGCAGCCGCTAATGTTTCCTGCTTAGGGAAAATTCTTACCACGTCATTTGATATAGTTGTTGCCATTATTATTATTTATTATTAGTTATTGCTTGTAATACTCTATTATATGTAGTATTCTGATTTGAATTTACAGCAAATCTAGCACCTAGTTTTGTATCTTCTACCTCTGGTGTATGCTTTATACCATCTACCGCAGGTTTGCTAAGTGTTTCTTGTTTTGCCATTTCTTCTTTTTTCTCCTTATCGTCCATCATTTTTTCAACGACTTCCTTAAGTTGATTCTTGACTTCTTCAACCGCTTCTGCTAAAGCTGTCATTTCTTCTCTAGTTGCATATGCCATATCTTTTTTATCTTCTTTATGATCTGGCGTATGTTCTAGATTTGTGTCCTGAGCATTCTCAGTCACTTCTTCCTGATTTTTGATTTCATCAATCATTCCTTCTGTTTTTACGATTAATATTCTGTTATCACTTAATTCATACTCGCCTACTGGTAATGCTACTTTTTCATCATCAGTAACGATAAATACTTCCTCACCGCTACTAAAATTTTCGCTTTCAAGGATAGTTCCGTTCTCTAAGCTAAGTTGCTCTAAAGCAACCTCTTCTAGATTTACTTCAATGTTGTCTGTGTCTACACCTAGTAATGTTTTTACCTTATGTAGCATTTCGTTTGCATTCATATAGGTATAATATTTTTATAAAAAAAATTTATATTTTTAGCTTGACTTATTTATAAGTCCTATACCTTGTGCTTGTAGTGATCCATCACAACACTCAATTCTATAAGTATTGTCCTCACACAAACAAGCTCTTCTGCCACCCTTTGGAGATGTGCGGCTAGGTGTTTTAAAATCTTTATTTCTTGGCATTATTTACAAATACAGTAATTACAGTTACACATAATTATTTATTTATTTGACTTTGGGTGTCCCTTTGGGAGTAAGTCGTTATCACCTTTATATTTTGCATTTTGTGGTCTACCGTTTTTAACTAAATACAAATATGCATTTACTCTTGCCATAGCCCATTGTTTTGCACTTGTTACATTTGGACTGTGTGACACATTAAATGCACCTAGTCCTCTTTGGTAAACTGTTTTTAATTGTCCAACAGTTGCACCATATCCTAATTTTTTCTTATACCTTTCGTTAAACTCGTCAGATTTAGTTTGTAAAGTTTTTTCAGTAGCTTTATCTACTTTAGCACCTCTACTTGTTTTTGCATCACCTCTTGCTGTACCTTTACCTTTTGGTCTGGGGTTTGGTGTGCTACTCTTTGGTGCTTTCTTTGATCTACGAATACCGCCTCTTGGACCTACCTCTGCAAGTTCCTCTTCGGTCATCTTTACGCATTTATGTTTTTTGTAATCTTTTTTATAACCTGGAGGACACTTATATTTTTTTTTTAACTCCTCTGGTTTTTTATGAAACCTACAAGGCATATACCAAGTTTGACCTTCGTACTCGTGTTCGTGTATTCCTTCACAGCCAATGTTCTTTGCCATCTCTTCTGCTTTCTCTTTACTAGAGTATGCTAATCTGTCATCTATGATTGCAAAATCTTCATTAACTACTTGTGAGTATAATTTTAATTCGTTCAGTTTACTCGTAGCCCATCGCAAACCTGCTTTACCTCCCCAAAGTAAGTATGCGATAGTACCACAAGCCTCATTATTACCAGGATCGTAATAAGTTTCTGCTCTTGATAGAAAACTTTTCATTCTTTGTATAGTCTCTACCGATATTTTTTCTTTTTTTGCAAGTTGCTGTGCTCTTATTTTTCCTACGTCAGTTGCACATTTATTGTTTACTTTGCCGTTTAATTCAATACCTTTTTTTGCATTGTTAGCTACTGCATCAGGATAATCATTATAACTTTCAAGTGTTACATATTGACCTGTTAAAATATCTTTTACCCTGCTTAGTAAATATTCTGCCTCTTCATTTTCTAAAGCTGCAAGTTCTGGTTTGTCTTTTTTCTGATTTTTATCTTGAAAATAACCCTCAATACTAAATCCTTTTACTTTACCTGTTTTTACATATTCATTCCATACACTATCAGATGTTACCTTCATAGCACCTACCCAAGTACCTACAGGATATTCTAATCCATATACTTGTGTCTTATCTTTTTTAGGATCTTCTACTATCCAACTTTCTACAAGTGACAAACCTTTAAGGTTCATTTGGTGTTCTAGTGTTGCATTATTTTGGTTGCCCTCCATAAGATAAAGCTCACTAGCTTTTTTAACAGTCTCTCTGGAAAAATAAATATAATAATCATCATCATCACCTTTTCTTAGTATTGGTTTGTTTGGTATTAGTAACGCACCAAGTAATATTCTTTTCTCTGTATCAAGCTCTGCAAGTTTTACTTCTTCATCTTTTAAAGCAATAAAATCTTCTTCTATAGCAGGTCTCTCTACAATACTTATAGCTTCAATACCAGAATATTCTTGATCTTCGTCTAATATAAGTTCTACTATTTTCATATATGTATAATATTTATTTTATTGTTTTTTTTATATTCCACTTTCAGTAATTATATTTCTATCTAATTCTTGTGCTGTTGTCACATCACCTGATACAACAAAAGCTCTTTGTGGTTGTTGGTTGTTTAGTGCTTGTGCTATTTGATTTACTGGCGATGCACCTACAATATTAAAATCTGGTGCTGTAGTTTCAGGCACAGTACCTTGTGCACCCCCTACACTAGCACTCATACCCATTGTTTCTCCAGGTACTTTTGTACTAATGATGTCTGCTACTTGTTTAGCACCAAAGGCTGCTGTAGCTGCTGCTAATGCAAAATTAAATGGTACTGGTGCACCTTTAAGTGCATTTGTTACTGCCTCTTTTGTATTTATAATAGTTTGAGCTATTGCTGCTGCTTTACCTAATACCGATTGCTTACCTGCTGCTTGTGAAATTAAAGAAAGTGTAGTTAGTCCTATTTCTCTTCTAGCATCTTCTTCTGCTATGGTTATAGCTGTTTGTGCTGCCTCTGATTGAGCTTTTGCCTCATCTCTTGCTCTTAAAGCATTTTTAAATTGTAAAGTTTCTTCGTCAAATATTTCACTTGTTTTTTCTAAGTTTAGTTCTGCAAGAGCTAATTGTTCATCTAATAATTGTTTTTCTAATTCAAATCTTTTAAATAAACTTTTCTCTACTTCAATAGCACCCTGCAACTCTATCTGTCTAAGATTAGATTCCTGTTCATTATTAGCAACTATTAAATCTAATTTTTCTTGTTGTAATGCAATTTCATTAGTAAGCTGCTCTGATCTTTGTCCACCTAATCTTTCTTCTATTTCTGCAACTGCAGCTAGTGCCCTTATTTGTTCTGCTTGTAATTGAATATTTTTTGTATCATTAGCTAGTGCTGCATTTGCTGCTGCCAACGTCACTTCTGCTAATACTTTTTCTTGTTGAATACCTTTTTCTAATATTTCACCTAATTTTGTATTTGCCTCTATTCTTTTGTCAATATCTTCACTAATATCGTCTCTTATTTGTCTTTGTTCTTCTGCAGCTTTTAGATTTGTTATTCTAAGTCGTTCTTGATTTGCAGCTGCTAACTCTGCAGCATTAGCAAGTTTTACCTGTGCCTCTGCACCATCTATTGCCTCTTTTACAAAACCTGTAACTGCTTTAGTAACTTTAGGTAAAGTCTCTGATACTTTATCAACTGTACCATCTACACCAGTCAATACATCAACAAATTCTTTACCTGCACCTTTAACATCTTCTAACGCACCTGCAAAATCACCACTGAATACTTTTTTAACTGCACTAGCTAACAAACCTAAAGTATCTAAATAACTTTCAAAACGTTCTTGTATATTCGCTTTAAATGCAGCTGCAAAGTCTTTAAGAGATCCTAATGGATCTTCAAAAATACCTTTGAAAAATCCTACAACTTTATCTGAATTATCTAAAACAAAATTTACAAATGTGGTAAAAATATTTTTTACTGCTTGTAAAGCTATTGCATAAGCATCTGCAACCGTTTGATTACTAAAAAATACTTCTTTTAAAACATTAAAACCTTCTTGTGCTAATCTTACTGGTATGCTTTTAAGTGCTAAGCCTACCCCTGAAAAACCTTGTTTTACTCTATTAAGAGTTCCTTGTAAATTTTTAAAACCTTTTGAGGTATTGTCTGCAGTTTTTTTGGCACTATTTTCTACACTTTCAACTGATTTTTTAAGATCAAAAAATTGTTCTCTTATATCTTGTATATCATCTGCAGCTTTTTTAGCAGCTACTTCTAACTCTATTACCCTTTTTTCTGCCATCTTAACTCGTGTCTAAATTGTTTGTATGCTTCACCTACACTATTTGGAAATTTATATTTACCTTTTGCTATTCTTATATTTTCTGTTTCGCCTTTTGAGTACTTTAATAAATCAATAATATTTTGTAGCATATTAGTATAATACTTTTACAAACATTTTTTTAACAACTTGCATAATTAGAAACTACACCTGTTGTACTTATTTGTGCTCTATAATTATTTTCAAACTTCCACCATTGACCACCTCCGTTAAATTTATTACTACTGCCTGATGTACCAGCTGATACAGAATCTGTATATATTACTGTACCATTACTTATACTTGTACCGTCATAATAAACTATTGTTCCAGGTGTTAATGCACAAGCACCTGACGCAGTAGTAGAACCAGTAGATATTTTAATACCACTCATACTTGCTGATCCTACAATGGCTAGAGCACTTGTATCATAATTCCAGTAAACTATTTCTAAAACACCTGCAGAGCTAACTTGACAAACATAATCGTCATAACCACTTGTAGTTAATGTTGATGTTAGATCTGTCCAAGCACCATTAATAAAATTTTGCCTACGAGCAAAAAATAATTTACCTTCTGGGTATCTACCATAAAGATACTCATATATACCTTGATCTGTTTTCCAAGTACCAGAACCTGTGTAAGTTGTTGTTAAATTAACATCAGTATACATAATTCTACCTGAACCAAAATATGCTGTAAAGTACATAACATTTGTAGTGCTTAAACCTGCAGCTTCAACAGTAGTCATATCATAGTAGTTTGTTCCTGGATATGCAGCAGTTATTCGTATTCTATACACAGTTGTTGTTGAACAAGCTGTCTCGGCACCAAGAACTCCATTACTTGTTACTTGATATGATTTATTATTTCTTGCATAATATCCATTTGCAACTGGTGTTGATAAACTACTATCAGTATATAAAGTAATACCTGCTCCAAAAGTGTTATTATTTGAATAATAAGTTTGAGGACTACTTCCTATACAAGCGTAATATGCATCTGATGCATTGTATGTAATATTGTTATAAGGAAATGATTGTGCAAGTGTTGTAACCGTCTCATAACTTGTTGATATACCGTCTGATGAACTATATGTATTTGATGCAGTACCCCAGTAGTAATATGTAGTTGATGAATTTAAACTACCAAATGTTAATGTTTTGACACCTATAGAGTTTGGATTTGGTGTTATTGCATAGTGCACATTACCAGATGCGTTGTAAGCAGTATTGTTTGTTCCTACCCAAAAACCTGCTGCGTCAATAGTAGCACCACCATCGTTAGTTATTTCTAATCTTGCAGTAAAACCAGAACTTGTTATAGTCGTTTCAGTTAAAACAGTTACTGTTGGTAAATTAGGTGCGTTTGTTGCAGTAAAACTAACTGTTGTACCTTGACTTTCACCATTACCATTTGTTGCATAAGCAGTAACATAATATGTTGCACCAGGTGTTACACCACTTGTTACATTTCTTGAGAATGTACCAGTAGCAGTACCACCCTCACTAACTTTTGTATTTGAGGAATAACTAGAATTTGGACCCCAGTAAAAACCTCTGTCTGATATTGTACCGTTTGCTACAGATATATTACCATTCATTGTAAATGAACTATATGTAATGTTAGTAGTTGAATTAGTTTGTACAACTGGAGCTAGTGTAGGACAAGGTTGATAACCAGAAATATAACCACTTGCATCTATTGCACCATAATTACTGCCTGG